AAACTTTTTGATAGTTGTGGGGGCGGGTGTGTCGAATGGTATTCTGTGATTCCACAGTTTATGCTTGAGAAGACCCGTATTCTCAGCAATATGAAAGACTTGTCCTTTACTGCCCATAGAGTAACCCTCTATAGTGATAGACATGTCTGCATTTAACCCAACTGTTGCACCACCAGCAATAGTCAGTAATTCCATAACCCATTCAGATATGTTATTAAACCTCTGTTCTGGGAATGCAAAATCAGGATAAGGGTGTCCGATAATGTTACCGAACACCCCTTCAAATTTTTTAGTCTTAGTTAAATAATAAACCCGACAGTTGTTCCATGCGAATACTTCACCTTCGTGAACGCAAACCGCAGGGCTTGTCATACTATAGTCAATGCCAACGTGTATCATAAATAGTCCATATTGTGATTATATGAACTATTTATGCTTCATTCCCAGTCGTCCACTTCGTCCTTCTCTTCGGGTGCAATATAGTCAAATAGTGCTATATCGTCCCACTCTTCATCAGAAGCAGTAATTTCTTCTGAACAAAAAGGGCAGAATTCTGGTGTTAAATCGTTGGTCTCTTCCTCAAGATATCGTAAACTATACGATGAACCGCAGGCTTCGCATTTGAAGTCTACTACTTTTATTGTCATTATAGGCTGATTCCTTTAAATGTGTCTTTGTCAACATCTTGTTTTACCCCCCCAATCACATACGATGAAATTTCTGTCTCTTGAGGCGCAACCTGTACTGACGACCCACTAATCCATTTCTGTGTCCAAGGGAGTGGATTTGCTTGTGACGTTTTATAGGGTGATTGCAATCCCACACTCTGCATACGTCTTGCGCCAATCCATTCAATGTAATCAGACAGAAGTTCTTTGTTCAGACCAATCATTGACCCATCTTTAAACAAATATTCTGCCCACTCTTTCTCTTGCTGTACTGCATCAGTAAACATTTTGATGCATTCTTCTTCAGTTTCTTTTACAATCTTTTCGAAATCAGGGTCATCTTTGATAATGTTCTTCAAAATCTGTTGGGTTGATGCCAAGTGCAAGTTCTCATCTCTTGCGATAAACTTGATAATCTTCGCATTACCTTCCATCTTCTTCAGTTCTGCAAATGCCCATGAACACGCAAAAGACACATAGAAACGAACACCTTCAAGGATGTTCACACTCATCATAGACAAGTATAGTGCTTTTTTGAGTTCATACAGATTTACTTCTACTTTCTTACCATTTACTGTGTGGGTACCTTCGCCAAGCAATTGATACCACATAGACCCATCAATTAGACCATCATAATACTTCGAAATGTCTTCTGCACAATCTGCAATCTCTTTGATACTTGTAATCTCATCAAAGACTTTGCTTGGGTTGCTATAAACATTACGAATAATATGTGTGTAACTACGACTATGTATAGTCTCTGAAAATGACCATGTTTCAATCCATGTTTCAAGTTCTGGAATAGATACAACAGGCAGAAACGCCATGTTGGGTGAACGTCCTTGCACACTATCTAGCAGAATTTGTCTTTTCAGATTTGACGTAAAAATATGTCGCTCATGGTCAGTCAAGTCAGCAAAATCTTTACGGTCTTTGCCCAAATCAACCTCATCTGGTCGCCAGAAGAAACCGAGTTGCTTGTCTGTCAACTTCTCAAACTGTGGGTACTTAACTTGGTCGTATCGTGCAACATCAACACCTTCATCAAAGAACATAGTCTTTTCCAAGTGACTTTTCTTGTTCTCTGTATTAAATACTGAATAACTCATTTTTTTCTCTTTTCCTTATATTGTGCAACTATCGCAGTTTTCTTCGTCTTCAATCTCATCAAGTTCTACGGTCTTATCTTCTTTAAATTCAACTTCACCTTGACCATCAAAGGTGTTGTTGTAGTAGAGTTGTTTGTGACCATACTTGTAGCAAGTCAATAGGTCAGTCAGCAATGCAGACATTGGCACCTTCTCATCTTCATAGTTCACTGGGTTGTATGAAGTATTGACTGAGATACCTTGGTCAATGTATTTCTGCAAGATTGCAGTTAGTTTGATATACCCCTCAGGTGTTTTCTGGTCCCATAGCAAATCGTACTTCTTCTTCAGATGGTGAATGCCAGGTACAACCTGCTTCATAATACCATCTTTAGATTGCTTCTCTGATACTAACGCACGAGGCGGTTCGATACCATTTGTTGAATTACTGATTTGTGCAGAAGTTTCTGCTGGCATCAACGCCATCAATGTGGAGTTACGAATACCATGTTCTTTCAGTTCTTCACGCAATCCTGCCCAGTCTACTTTATCAACGTGCGGAATCAAATCATCAACATCTTTCTTGTAAGTATCAACTGGAAGTATACCATTAGCATATTTCGTTTGATTTGTCAAGGGGATTTTACCCTTTTCTTTTGCTAAATCAACAGATGCTTTGATAAGGTAGTATGACCAATGTTGCGCCCATTCGTCAACAAGTTCAAACGCACTCTCATCGTATTTGACACCATTCTTCGCAAGAAAGTATGCAAAGTTAATGATACCAACACCCAACGGGCGTCTGTTCATTGTGCTAATCTCTGCCGCTCTGACAGGATAGTTCTGATAGTCAAGCAATGCATCTAGCGCACGAATTGCAATTTCACATGTCTTTTCCATCTGTTCTGGTTTAGTGAATGCACCCCAATTGATAGCAGACAACGTGCAAAGTGAAATCTCGCCATTCTCATCAGCAATATCATCAAGCGGATTTGTTGGTAGATTAATCTCACAACATAAGTTTGATTGCTTGATTGGTGCTTGCTTCTCATCAAATGAACTGTGATTGTTAGCGTTATCTACGTTCATAATGTAGATACGACCAGTGTCTTTACGTTCTGTAATCAGTGCAGAGAAATACTCTTGTGCGGGTATAGTTTTCTTTGTGACTGTACGAGAACGTTCATACTTCTCATACAACTCTTCAAACTTATCTTGGTCAGCAAAGAATGCATCATACAAGTCAGGTACTTCGTCTGGTGAGAATAGAGTAATGTTACCACCAGTAATCAAGCGAGTGTACATCAACTTATTCAACTGAAACGCATAATCCATCTGACGAACACGGTTGTTCTCTGTACCTTTATTGTTCTTCAATACAACGAGGTCTTCAAACTCTAAGTGCCACCCTGGAAGATAGACTGTTGCCGCACCACCACGAACACCACCTTGTGAACATGATTTTACAGATGCTTGAAACAACTTCAAAAACGGAATCAAACCTGTGTGCATCGCATCGCCATTGCGAATGGGTTGACCCAACGCACGAATACGACCAGCATTGATACCAATACCTGCTTTCTGTGAAATGTAGTTGACGATAGATGAAGAAGTCGCATTGATTGACTTCAGACTGTCATCACTCTCAATCAGAACACAAGAAGAGAACTGTCGTGTTGGTGTGCGTAGACCCGCCATAATCGGCGTTGGCAGTGACAACTTGAATGTCGATACTGCATCATAGAAATCTTTAACCCAACGCATACGGTCTTTCGTGTATGAAGAGAACAGTGTTGCACCAATCATCATGTACATGATTTGAGGTGTTTCATAGTATTGCTTTGTGATGCGGTTCTGAACCAAGTATTTCCCACGCATCTGCTCCATTGCAACATATGTAAACTCATCATCACGTTCATGCTTAATGTAAGCACCAAGTTCGTTCAACTCATCTTCAGTGTACAGAGTAAGGATTTCTGCATCGTATTTGTTAAGTTCAACGTTTGTTTTGATTGTCGAAAGAAAGTCATTAGGTTCGAATTGACCATAGACTTCTTTACGCAATGTGTAATTGATTAAACGACCAGCAACCGTTTGGTAGTTAGGTGTTTCTTCAGTAATCAAATCAGCGGCGGCTTTGATTAGTGTCTCTTGTATTTCTGTAGTCTTCATACCTTCAAAAAACTGAATATGAGATTTGATTTCAATCTCAGAAGGAGACACATTTGCAATATTATTACACGCCCACATAACCACTTTGTGAAACTTATTCAAGTCGAGAGGTACCCTTGCACCATCTCTTTTCTCTACCATAATCGTTTGGTTCATTTCCATATATTCCTTTTTACACTTTCTTCCAACTAACGAGTTTATGTTGTGCCGACAGATTTGAGTACGAGTTCTTCTGTATAATCTTCATAAGTTGGGTTGAAGATGCACCAGCAAGTACCATGTCATTAATGTCTTTCTCTTTCACTACGTCTGGAAAGAAACAAACACTGAATCCCATATCAATGACTTTTTTCAGTCTGTTGACGATTTCTTTATTTCTTGGTTCATTGTCGAATACAATGATGGTATTGTCTTTATCAAATAGTTCAAAGGGAATATCTGCCCCACCCATTGCGAGACTGTTTTCTAAAAACAGACTATCAATAGGACCTTCTACTATTAATGTTTGTTGGGACTTATCCCAGGAATCCAGACCATAAATCTTAGGCGTATCTTCATCAAATCTGACAGTGATGTAACGCATCTTATTATTGGCATCTAGGCTCCTACCTTGGGCGGCGAATAATTTGCCTTGTTGGTCATAGTACGGAATGACAATACGTTCTTCGTTCTCAGGCAGTGTTGAATATCTATCTGAGATTGAAGTGACCCACTTCTTAAAGTTTTCTGTATAGAATAGTCTTTTATATTTTGACTGTGGTATTTTTCTCGACTTGAGATACACAACCGCTTTATGGTCGGTTGGTAATATATCTATACGGCAAAGACCCTCTATATCACTAGATTTAGTGTTTTTCTTGGAAAACTTTGGTGCCGAAAAGTCAAATAAGTTTTGGGGAGTTTTCTTGGATACACGCCCATGACCAGTATTACCTTCTGAATACTTCTCTAACGTGTATTGCTTGTAGAGTGTTGCATCAAGAGATTTGACGAAATTACCAAGAGACATTGAAGCACCACAATTGTGGCATCGGAAATACAATGCATTCTTTCTTTCGTAGATATAACCACGTGCCTTCGTTTTGCTTGCTGTACTATCACCACAGATAGGACATCTGAAGTTGTAAAGATTTTGCTCTTTACGAGTGAACTTGTCTAGTCTTGGACTGATTAGTCCAACATATTTGTGGTCAACGAATGCCGTCATAATGTACTCTCATGCAATAAAAAAGGTGCCATACTCATAAATGTAAGTATAGCACCGTTTTGGTCAATTGTCAAGTATTATTTGGTTTTCTTGACGATTTCTTTAAACAGTTTATTAGTCTCTTCTACATCTTGTTTAATCATTCTAACATCATCTATGGCGTTTGTCAAGTCTTTTTTTGCTTTTCCTGTGATTAGACCAATCGTCATAATCACCCTTAACGCCCAGAACCACCAAACCAAGCATATGAATGCGGCGATGCCTAAAGCACACCAATAGATTTTATCGAAACTAACTACATCATAACTTAGCGCAACATGGGCGCCAGCGACATATATTATGGGGGAGATACAACCAAAGACAATCCACCGACTACTCTGATGTATTATCTTTTCTAATTTATCTGTATTTTGTGACATGACGGGTTACATGTTTCCTATGTTGGAGAACTAAAACCCACCTCTCATTGCCATTGCTACTATAACAGAAATTGCCGCGGCAACTATTGTAGCAGTTGACGCAAAGATAGATTTAGTCATTGATTGTTGAGAACTGTGAATGGTTTCAGATATTTCGACTAACTTTTCTTCTACTTTAGATAGTCGCCCTTCTAGTGCTTCGTAACGTAAAGCACACATATCTACATGAACTTCAAGATTTTCTTTTTCTAGTTTCGTTGATTTTGCTAATGCCATTTTATTATCCTAAATTGATTTTCAAACTATCGCTTGCCGTATCTTAGATACATCATAGCGCCTGAACTTTCGTCTTGCAAAATCACTGCATTCTTTGGGTTCTTCAAACCGTAAGTACGAATGTCTTCTGCATTTGGTGCTTCTCCAACATAATCAAACCACTTAGCGTACTTTTTCTTACCTAGTCTCGCTTTCATAAAAGTTGATGTTGGTACTTTAAATACTCTATTGCCCGCAAATTCAAGCGGCTTGTCTACCATTGCAACGTCACTTGTAGTTGTTGCGGCAGACATATCTTCTTTAAGATAATCTTCTTTGGCAACAAATTCAACATAATTCATCTTGAATTCATTACTATTTATAAGTTTGTTAAGTTCCTCATGCAATTCTTTTCTATTTAAATCGGTGTCACGGTCTTCTTTTAGAAGATAAAGTGCCGCCGCAAATGACATGAGTTTTGATTTACCGCCCGGGAGTTTCGACATAATCAGTTTAATATTTCTGACCATTACATGAAATGTAGTAAACGCATTCTTCTCTTTCTGAGATTTTAACGTGCTACGCTTACGCAATGACTTACCATTTTCGTCAATGATGCCCATCTCATACGCTTCCCACTCATCGAAAGGTTGAGATATCATCTTAACGAATTGATACGCTATAACTGCGTCAAACACTCCAGTAATTGCCATTTTTATAACTCTCTTAGTTTTTCTGCTATATCAGCATTGATTGTAATGTTACTTTCTAAAATATCCATACCATGAATACCTCTAACTGTTTTCGGCATAAAAGCAAGATACACTAAAAACGTCTTCACAATGTCCCACTGATAACTAGGCATCTTTGCAAATAGTATTCTTACTGCGCCCTCAATACCAAAGACATTTGTTAATACAATAATATGGTTTAGTACCAAACGCTCTTTAATCTCACCAGTGCTTTGATACCTGTTCAATAGTCTTCTAATGTATTTAACATGTTTCCAGTCAGTATCAAAAGCATTTACGCCTTCAAGTTCCATGTCGGGACTGTCATATTGTTGCATAGCATAAAGAAGAATATTCTTCTCATTCAAATTATATATTTTCATCAGTTATCCGATTAGTAATCAGTGTCTTCTTCATAGTTAATAATATCAAACGAACATGCAACTTGAGCATTAGTATCAACGCTATACCCAATTACTCTTACATCAATATCCGCTGTTGCTGGTAACGCAAGAGGAATTGCAAATTCGTATGAATACTGCCCTCTAAATACATTACCAATATGTTGTATTCGAAATGTATCAGTTTCACTATTGCGAATGTACATTTCAATCTTCATGTCTTTATCTGCCGAAGCAGATGCTTCTATGCTCTGTAGTAGACCAGTGTGATTTCTGGGTATAGTGTAAGTCGCCATCAATGTCTGACCTTTACCTTCACTAATTTTTAGAACTTCTACAGCACCCCTAGTAACTGAAATATCGCCAGCATTTACATCAGAACCCTCTACATACGCACGATTAACACGTTTGAATAGTACAGTGCTTGAAGCGCCTACTACAATAGTTTCTGAAACCTCATCCCAGTTACCATCTAAACCAAATATAGTAATAGATTTACCTGCATCAGAAGCACCAGTAACAGTAAGTGGAGTTGAGATATCTGACCACCCAAAAGAACCCCACGGGTACACACCCGTGCCATCCCAAATAGTTTGGGCTGAACCATTAAGAATTCCTGTTCTTCCACCGAACTTATGCACAGAACTAACTTTGTGCATACGCCCAAGTGCAATCATATTCTTCTCAGATGAAAGGTAACCTCTTGGCATCTACTTACTTCTTTTTCTTCTTCTTAAATGGTGATGCTACTTTCTTTACTGCTTCACCAGCCTCTTTGGCGGCTTCAGTAGCAACATCTACAGTTTCTTTAACTGGTGTGGTTGTACCCTTACCACCAATCAACTTAATCTTTTCATCAAGACCTTTGTGAGATACAAGCAATTCACCCTTTGGTGTCTTCCAGCCTTGTGCTGTTGCAATTGCATCTTTTGTTGGTGCTTTCGCCCATCTTGGTAGTGACATAGTTTTCTCCTTATTTAAAACCTAGTTTCTTTAATTTTGAAATGGTTGCTGAAGTGCTTGTGTGATGCACACCAATACCACCCTTTGCTTCCCATTCTCTAATGTTCTTTATATAGTCATCAATGAGAATATTAGGCTGTCCATTCTCGACTGCCCACTTCTGTTTGTCTTCTCTTGGGACTAGTAGAATTCCTTTTGGCTTTGTTAGATACTTCGCAACCCATTTTTTCTTTTCTGGTTTGCTTGTGGGCATCCTCTTGCTTGGTGTAGACAGAATGTACGGGTTGTACTTTCCGATGAACTTCCACAGGGCGAGTCCATCTGACATAGGTTTGAGATTG